GATGCGCTTGTTGGCCTTGTTGCGGGTTTCGATTTCCTTGATTTCCGGATGCGTCATTGCAGCGCTACACGAATCAATTTGGCGTCGGCTGGGGTGACATCGAACACCAGCATGAGTTTTTCGTCTTCCGTCATCATCGGGATCATGTCCACCGTGCCAAGACCCGTGCGAGTCAGCTTTTTGGAAATGGCCTTGAGCCACACCACGAAGTTGTGCTCGTCATCCGATGCACTAGCCGGCGGCTGGAACGCGTGGAAGGCGTACTTAGGCTGCATACCCGGCTTTCCCGTAGTGCCCGAACAGGCCGTGATCTAGCTTGTGATCTTCCTCGGCCTTCTCGTCGTCCTGGTCGTATGGTTCCGTATCGAGGTCTTCCGGAACGTTGTCGTAAGTACCGCGTGAGGCAACCTTGCGAATCCACCGACTCCAGTCGTCGTCGTAGGTTTTCTTGTCTATCCCCGAGGCTTTTACGCAGCATTCTTCAGCAGCCGTGGCAATGTTGTGAGCGGGTTTGTACGGCATTTTCAACACGCGCATCATCAGATGCTCGGTCATCTCGTGGATAATCAAACACCTCAAATAACCCTTCTTGTTCTTGACCTCATCGTAGATGGCGTGGTCAACAAAGAGAGTTTTGCCGTCCGTACTCAACCCGGCACAGAAAGGCACGTCATGGTCGCAATCAACTGTGACGCCTTCCAGTTCGTCTTCCTCGGCCTCCTCAAGCTCCTTGGGGTCGATGTACCCGGAGGAATCGGAGTGATGCTTGAAGCCGACGCTCATCGGGCGGCCATGATGCGGCGGAAGTGCGCCTTGAGCTTGCCCTTCTGCTGGGCGCTCAAGCCATAGTTCTTTTGTGGCTTGGCCTTTTTGGGTTTTGGACGACCCTCTTTCTTGACGGCCGGCAGGGCCAACCCACGCTCCTGCTCCGGCATCGGGTTCCCACGCACCTGCTTCACCATGTCATTCTCCAAGAATCCGGTTTGCCTTAGCATTGATCTTCGCCCGGGCCGAGGCCGACAAATTGCCCTTGTTGTACTGCTGCGTCGCCCGGGCCTTCGCGTTCGCCGCGTGGCTCTTATCGGTCATCGGGTACTTACGCTCCCCCGGTAGGCCGAACGTGCTGCTCTTGAGCTTGCTGCGACTGTGGTAGTTCAGCTTCATACTTCCATCTCTTTAGTTCCGGTCGGCGATACAACCAGCGCCCGCGGCTCTCCACGAGCCGAACCCCCAAAGAGACCGCCGCCTTGAAGTCTTCCTTGGTCGGGCGCTCCTCGTGCCAGTAACCAAGCCCCTGACAACACTGCTGGAACGAGCCCATGGGACCAGGAGCCAGCAACACGCCACACTGAGCGCAGATCACTTGCCGTGCCGACGACGCCAAAGGCGCTGCCTCTCCGCGTTGCTCACCGGAGCACCCCTCACCAGCTTGAGCAAACGCGCTATCTCAACGTCCCGATCAGCACACCCTGGACACGTAACGGGCTTCGTTACATTCTTGTGCTCCGTAACGGCTGGCGTTACGGTATTAGGCCCCGCCCGGAAAACATGCGCCTGATACGGCGGATGGTCTGAACCGCAGATCGCACAAAGCATGGCGTTGATTGAGTGTGGGGGCGCTTCGCTGAGACTTACGTATATGGGACCCAAAAAGGGGGTGTAGGGTGGGGGGGCAGGAATCCTTCATGCCTGTCATCGGACCTCGGAAACCTTGATGGCCACCCGATAACTATTATGTAAAATTGTTTCGTAAGTCATTGATTCTAAAGGATGCGATTTTCTGCATCACGATCAGAAACCGTAACTTCGGCTATCTTGCTCGCATCGTGCTTGCGTTTCCGATACGTTCGCATGTACTCGCGCTGGTATGTCTTGCGCTGTAGCTGCGTTCGGCTAACCTTTGGCACAAGACAGCCGTTTTCCTTGAGCATTCGCAAAGCATCATCCAATCGCTTTTCCGTCTTTCGCAGTTCACTGTCTCGATGTTCGGCAATACGTAGTTGTTCTGTTGTTGCATCTGTTGCTGTTGCAAGTCTGCGAGTCATTGCCTCACACAGCAGTTCCAGAGTCTTGATGCTTTCGGCTTGGGCTGTTACTTGGCGCTGGAGCTGGTTGATCTGTGCTTTGAGGCCTTCGGGTTCTGGCTGACTCTCCTTTTCAGGTTTGCGCCAGGTGTAGTCCATTACATGCTGCCGTCAGCTCCACCGCTTCCACCTTCGTAGTCTGGATCAGGCTCGCGCTTGAACCCCTTGTGCTTGCTCCGCGTGTTCGAACTGAACTGTGCTCGCGTGTCGTGACCTGGGTGCATTGGGCTGCCGTGACCTGGAACGCTTGGGAAGCTGTCCTGTGTGCCTGTCACTGCCTGACCCGGTAAGCCTGCAGCGACATCCATCGGGCCTACTGCGCTTTGGTTCGTCTTCATGCCTCTACCTCACTGTTTAAGTTTTTGATTCCAAAGAATTCGCTGCGGAGTTATCCACAACTAATACTGAACTGTTTAGTTCTGTATTATTAAGAGGACAACTTCTTGGGCAGCGGAAGCTGGTTAACAATCTCATCGGCGATCTGATACAAGTGGTTTGCGACCTGCTCGCGTGTCATGCCGAACCATACGCACGCGGTCTTTTCGCCATCTGGATAAATGATGATCGCGCGGTCCGCATGGTCTGGCATCCGGTCCTTCAGATACTTAGCGTTCATCCGCCACCCGCTGCGCAGCTTCAGCTAGCGCCTTGGCTGCTAACGCCAATCGACCTACCTCAGACCTTAACGCATCGATCAGCCCTTCCAAGCGAATCATCTGCTGTGCACGTTCGGATGCTGGGATACCGCAACGTTTCAGTGCTGCGGCGATTTCCGCTGGTGTGGAGTAAGCCATTCACTTCCATCCACACAGTTTTGCGCCAAGCTCATTGTGCGCGAGGATTTCGCGCGCGGTCTGGTCAGTAAGAGAGTCGGATTTCGACACCGATATCGGAGCCGAGATTAGGCAGAAATCGGGACGGCTGAGCGATGGTGCACAGCCAACCGCCGAGCACATCATGCAAGCCAGGATGATTAATCTCTTGACCATTTGTCTTTGAGCGCTTTTTCGGCGCTACCCGCTGCTTGCTTGGTGACTTCGCTTTGTACTTCGTTGCGGGTTTCGACCGCTTCGATAGTGGTTTGTGCGTTTTTCGCATTGACTGTTGCCTCGCCTGAGTTGCGGCCTTTCGTGAATCCGTACACCAGTGCGAACAGAATGCTCGCGATGGCGGCTAGTGCTCCGATGGCGTAGCCCTTGAGTTTGCCGAATAGGCCGAACATTAGTCGTTCACTCGTCCATACCAGCGGATTACCTCAAACCAAATGACTGGCCCAACGATGCAGCCGACGACAAAGCCGATGGCAGCACCGAGCCAGAACAATTACGCGTTGCCTTTGGCGAGCGCATAGCGATGCTCTTGTAGGTAATGCGAGAGCTTGTATTTCAGATCCCAGTACGGCTTCGCATCCAGTTGCCGCTGTGCGGGCTTGCCGGTTTCTTCCAGTACAGCAGCGCTATAGCGGACGATAATGTCTTCCTGCTTTTCAATGTCCGCCTCGATAGCGTCCGGTGACCGCGTGGTATCTGCCGGAACGTTCGATGTCGGCTCATGGCCGGGATTGACTACCATCGACAGCTTCGACGACTCAGCAAAGATTTCAGCGGATGTTTCGCTCATGTTGATTTCCTCAAGTTCCAGATGATTCCGAGCACGATCAGGCTCACGCCAGCGACCGCGAAAAAGTGACCGTACTGACTCAGCCCTTGCAATTCTGTTCCGGCTTGGTGCAGCGCATCGCCACCGATGCCGCTGAATGCTCCGGTAACGCCGGTAGCGATCAGCCGGTTGTGCCACTCAGCCCACCAGCCGGGTGGCGGATCGACAGGAACCGATGCGCTTGATACAAACGCACCGCGCGTCCACTGGCCTATCTCACTATTGCGGCGATTGACTAGCCCCGGATTGAGCTTGCCGCCGCTGTGCACCCACTTACGAAGCTCATCTGGCACTTTATCGTACTTGCCGGCATTCAATATCTTGACCAGCGTTGATGTCTGAAACGCGGGAATACCCACGTTAAAGGCCCACGAACACAGGGAATCGAATTGATTCTGTGTTAAAGGGACCGAGACATTAGCGTTAACTGCAGCTTCGCAAGGGCGTATGTCAGCCCTAAACAACGCGTCAGCTTGTTCCCGAGTAATGGTCTGCCCAAGGCGTACATCAGGACCAGAATGGCCGCATCCAATCGTGGGGTTTCCGCTTCCATCATCATAAGCCGTTAGCTCTGGCTCGAAGTTCGGCGGACGGCACTCGCGGCGATAGATAGCTGCAATGCCATCGGCGGAAATCTGCATTGTCATTTGCTGAACAGCGCTTTGACCTTGGCCAGCTCTGCCAGCAAGTCCGCCTTGATCTGCGCAAGCGATAGATGCAACTTGTAGTGCGCATAGCAAAACACTGCGACACCAGCGACGAGTAGAAAGTCGAACATGGTTTTTCTCCTTCGAGATTTGGCCAAGATAATTAACATGTCCATGTTTCGTGACAGCATGGATTTGCCGCAAATGCTGCACGCCGACGGCTGATAGCCATGTGGGCATAGGTAAAGTCGGCGCATGCCAACTTTTGACGATTTCATCCGCGATTTATGATCGAAGTCGGCAGTTGCCAACATTCATTCAGTCGGCGGCGGATAATTGCTTTCGACGATAACTGCATCCGCCAAACCCTGCCCCACCGCGTCCATTGGTAGCAGCCACCATTCGGCCATCTCGCGGATGCGCAGATCTTCTGGCGTGATGCCAGCTAGCACAGCGACGTGCGTTTCGTAATCGGCAAGAATCCGATGCAGAAGAATGATACGAGTGTCGATGTGGCTCATGCTGCCATCGAAGCTCGCGCTAGCCTCATGGAACATAACCACACTTCTGGCATGCATGAATCTCTTGGTGCCGTACTCGAAAATGATAGCGGACATGCTGGCCGCATATCCTACGTCAATGGCGTAGATAGGCCGGCGCGATGCCTGCATGGCATCAATAATGATTCCGCCCTCTAATACCGAGCCACCGGGGCTATTGATGTACAGCGCAATAGGCGCTTCAGACTTCTCGCGATTCGCAATCTCGATGCAAGCGATCAAATCATGCGCGTGAACTACATCGACCTCGCCATATAGGGTGCAGACGGCTATCTCTTGCTTAACTTCTTTCGGCGTAGCGCGAACCGCAAACGCTAGACCGACACAAAGCATTAAGGCAAGCCAAAACTGCCAGCGAGTTTTCATACGCCATTGTTCCCATCGTAGGGATCATTGTCATCGTCTGATTCGTCGAACTCGTTCCAGTCAGACTTTACGCATGCCCATACCACGCAAATCGTCACACTTAGCATGATGAGGCCTGCGATATTCATTTCGTATGCCGATATTTCGCTATTGCGATCACGGTCAGCACGAGCATGTAGACGACCGTGACGACCTGCACGATGACAGGAAGGTACACGCCAAAGAATGGCGCAAGCGCAACCCCAATGCCTGGAGCTGCCTTGACTGCACCAACTGCAACCTCGTGTGTACCGTCGGTCATTTGTTCCCCTGCCGCTTTTTCCATGTGGCGACTAGCGCCGGCATGCATTGATCCACGATGTGGCCGACGAGGTACGCTTGCGCCTCATCGTTCTCGAAACTCATCTTCACGCCCGCACGATCTAGCATGTAGTTCGCCGAGTGCACGGCCTCGTGTGCGAGCGTCCCGGGTTCGCCGTTGAACACGCCGATGTAGATGTGCTGGACTTCAACACCGAGCATCGTCAGGCCGTCAGCGTCTTCGCCGATTTCAGTCTGCCGGTCGATAGCGGCACCCGTAGCGCGCGAAGTGAACCGCGCCCACTTGTCGGTATCAGTGAAGAAATACACTACCCACCCGTAGGGTTGAGCGGTGAATTTCTTGTCGAAAGTGCTCATGCGGCAATAGCCTTGATGTTTGCCGATGATCCAGGAACGGCTCGCACCGATTGCGACCACGAACCGCCAGTTCGCAGATATGCAATTGCTGCCAGCATCGCCGTTTCGCTCTCTCGGAAATTACCTATGCCGGTATTGCATGGCCCGCACAGAATTCCCCGTAGATTGCCGGTAACGTGACAATGATCGACGTGAATAGTTTGTGGAGAAAGCCCGACGAGAGAGCGTGAGCAAATCGCGCAATTGTATTGTTGCCGCTCCAATTGAGCGGCATGTTCCTCGGGAGTTATTCCGTAGTTTCTACGCAATTTCATTCGCCTACGGAGTTGCTTAAGCTTTACGGCGGCATCGCCGCCGCGTCGGTCGCGCTCGGTCTGTAATCGCACCCGACATGACTTGCAATAGGGCTGTCGCCTAGGAACGAAGGCGGCTAAGGTTCGACGCCTAGTAATGCCGAAGCAGTCTATGGATTTGTGTTCGCCGCAGCGCCGACACAATTTCATGCGGCTATCGGCTTAATCTCGGCCGATCCGGGCATTGATCGAACGGACTGCCCCCAGGAACCGCAATCCTTGCACTGCCATCTTTGATATTTACGGGTTTTCGTGATCTGAAAGCCGCGGGCCTGCAAGCGCTCGCCGCCACACATCGGGTTAGTGCAACACATGCCGCCTGATATGGAAGCATTCGGTAATCCGAGCACCCACCCCTTACTTGTGAGCCTATCAAGAACCTGCTCAGTGAGCCGTACGTCCTGAATGTTGTAGCGGCGCATCTTGGCGCGTGCCTGCGCGTCGCCGTTCAACACGTCGCGCCACAGATCGAATCCGCCGGTCTGAATCTTGCGGCCAATCCCCAGCCACTGAGCTACGTAATCCAACTTGTAGCTTGGAAGATATACCTGCCGCTTGACCGACTTCATCAGATCGATTTTTGCGAACGGCGACGGCTTGGATAAGCCGAACTCTAGGAACTGTGCGAATATCCATCGGATATCGAACTTGTCGCTGTTCCAGCCCACGATGCCTTCAGCTTCATCGAACAGACGATACAACGCCTGCGCCATGCGCTTGCGGCCGTGCTCCCATTCCGACATGAACTGGACACGCTGTTCGCCATGCCATTTAGCGGCAAAGCACAACAACGCGCCGGGATCTTTGATCTGGTTGATTCCGACGTTCTGATCCCACAGCGACCAGACATAACCCTCGATCGGTCGCGTTTCGATATCGACCGTAAGAAGGCGCATTTACGCCGTACCATTATTGGTTGGCGGTTCATCACTGCCGCGTTCTTCGAGAACTTCGCGCAGCGTTGGCAGAGGCGCAGTGATTTTGCTTTTCAGATGTTCGTGCAAGTAGCCGCTGGCGTTGAAAATGACCGCGCAAAGCGTTGTTTCTATGCCTTCGTTAGTAGAGATGCCGCGATGTTCTTTCCACCAATCAACGAAATGACGCCAGCCTGATTTCATGTAGGCGTCTTTGGGAATGCCGAGCTGCCAGTTATCCCCAGCCCGCACCGTACCGTCAGCAAGAAACCGGTTTTTGTGCATGAACGCGGCGAAGCGCTCTAGCACCAGCGGACTCAAGAACGCCTCGTAATCGAACTTGGATGTGTCCAGATCGCGCGTTGCGCCGGTGTCGAAACGACGGACATGTGCATTCACTTAGCAACCTCCTTGTTGCCGAACTTCATGGTCATGGCGCGTTCCACCTCGCCTTGATTCGCGCGAATATCCTACGGATGCCATAGCTGCGCGCAACGGATATAATCGTGTAAATAAGCCCGAGCTGAAAATTCTTGCTCGGTGTCAGGCTAGCAAACCCATACGCCGGAAGAATGTAAAGGTTAGCGACAAAATTCACGCCGTAGCCGATAGCCATCGAGACAACGGCCTCGATCAGCGACCCTCGCCTAGTCTGCGACATGGTGCCAAGCTATTGCGTAGCCGAGGAAAGCGTTAAACGCCCATAACGCTGCGAACCATTCGTGAGCAGCGGCGCATAGCAGCACAGATATGGCACTTCCGAATGTGGCGAATTTCAGCGCTTGTTCCATGCCAACTCCTTTGGCAAAGATGGTGCCCGCTCAGGCTCGGATGATGCGCGTGTGGCGCGCCCGAAGCGGGCAAAATAGAACCTGCCGGTTCTGGCGTACCCATGTGACCCACGACGGCAGATTTTGCATGCGCGGCGGGTAGAGGCTGGCAGGAGTTCAGTCATTCCGGCCACGCCTCAACACTATCGCTCAGCGGTGCTGGCGGGGTGAGTGTGCAGCCGGAAGAAAATTTTGGGAAGTCAGTTTCCTCAACCTCCCATTTAAGGCTATCACGCTCATTCTGATTGGCGGTTTTAAGTGCATCGTCGTAGCCGCGGTCCCGCACATAACCAAAAGCCCATTCCAGTGCATATCGAAATCCGTGGATTTTGTTAATCGCATCGCTTTGCACAGCGTCACGAATGCGGCCATAAGCTTCGCGGTCAATCTGGAACTGCGCAGCGCGCTCACGTAATGACGGTAAGCTACCCAAGCGCAGACCATAGATGGCTAACCAAACCCCATCTAAGCCTGCCTGCTTGCGTGCTATGGGGTCTTTTATTCGCGCCGGCACAGCTAGGCGTCTGCCCCACTTTCCCTTGTAGCGTGGCGACATAGCCGAGGCGGCGGCGGCAACCGCCCACTCGATAATCGTTTCAGAGAAGTGGCTGACGCCAGACACATGGGCGAGATACAGTGGACAACCGATGCCGGGGTAAACCAGAAATGCCTTGCTGAGATTCCACGATTCCTCATCAGTGAGGCGAGTGCGGCCATACTTGGCCATCCGCTGATCTATGTCTTGTCCCTTGACGTTCCAATCACCCATCACACACTCCTTGTGAACGGAGCCTTCCTTGGCTCCCGGCATCCAGCCGCACTTGTTATTTTCGTAGCCTAACGGTATTTCTGGGATTGCATCCTAGCCACACAAGCGGACACAAACTATATGTTTTGTGTCCGTTTTTCGTTGAGCGCCTTTTGGCGGCGACGGCGCACCGTGCGTGGCGAAATGGATAACCGCTCAGCGACGTCAGATGTTCTCGCGTTCCGGCATTCGCTCAGGAACTTGGCCTGATCCGAGCACACTGCATTGACCATGCGCGACTCGGCTTGCATCAGGCTTTCGACCGCAACCTCGCGGGGAACACCCGCCGTAAGCGCCCTTTCGAGCGCGTCTTCTATCAGCCGTGCGATGGCCTTAAAGCCCCGCATTCATCGTGCGAGCAACAGGCATATCAGTGCGCTGAACAACAGCGCCATGGCTATCAAGAAAAATGGTAGTTCGAACTTTTCGAAACGGTCGTGTCTCATGCACATCTCCGTGCGCCGATCAATGCCAGCGCTTCCGATTCGCTGCGAATGACCGGAATAATCACGCCATGCGCCTCATGCTGGCGATGGAAAATATCTTGCCGTCCGTTCAGGCCGTTGTTGCCATGCTTGATTTCCGCGAGCAGCAGTCTGCCGCGATAGGCCAGTAGGCAATCCGGAAAGCCTTCGCCGAAGCGCGATGTGTCCGTGACCAGCACGCCCAAGCTGCGCCACAGCGCGAATATCTCCGGCTGATTGGTGTCAATGCGGGCAGCGCGTCGCGTCATGCAGCCTGCGCCATCGCGAACAACTCGCGCTTGACTATCGGTATCAGCTTCGGTGGTGCTTGCGATATTGCGAGTTCGACCAGTTGAATTTTCGGCCAGAATGCGAATGCATGAAGTGCGTAATCGACTGCCGTTTCCTCTGGCAAGCGGTGGGCGAATGCAGTGCCTTCGTATTTCAGTTTGCGTTTATCTTCCCTCGCCCTCCAACGTGCAGCCATGCATGGCTTGCAATAGCAAAGCCGCCCCATGCCCGCACCACGCTTGCGTAGATAGAACTCGTCCAGCGGCTTCCACTCGCGACAGTCCAGGCAGCGCTTCATCCGGCAGTTAATGTCGTCTTCGTTCATGCTGCGCTCTCCATTGGCACGAACACTCCGGCCTTTGCGGCGATGCGTTCGACCATTGCAAGGAATTTTGCGAACTCATCTTTTTTGATGACGTTGCGCTTGCCGTTTTCATCGCGCGTCGTCGTCCTGCGCGGGAAGCTGGCGACGCCTTCAGGGTTTCGCGGCGTCTTGGGAACTGAGCGATCTATCCAGCCGAAATGCGTGCCGCACATGAAAGCGTGAATGCCGTTGTCGCCATCAACCTCGTACCCCATTGCTTCGGCGATTGGCGGATAAAGCACGCCGAATAGCAGTGCGTTTTGTTCGTTGCTTCGCGTCTTCTTCCACGGGGCACACGAAACGTCTAGAGGTAGAGGCTGGGCCTGCACAAACGCTATCCAGCGCGCCAGGTCTGATGCTGTGCCGATCTTCACGGCACCATCACCTTGAGGCCAAACCGCGCCAGCAGGCGACGCCATAGAGGCATCCCTTCGGTGCGGATGCGTTCAAGCCGCGCGGCCGTCTCAATCGATACCCAATGTTGCCGATGCACCTTTTTCGCCATGAAGCTGCCGGGTCCGTGTACAGACTCATACCGCGCCTTGGCGTTTGCAAAATCCTCGATGAAACTCACTTTTCCGCCTCCTTCAGTCGGTTTAATTCCGCTCGCAACTCCGGTGAAGCTATTGCCCATAGTTCTCGTTTTCGTTCCGGTGTTGCGGCTTTGAGTAGGTCTCGCCAGCGTGGCGCGATGTATTGGCACCATGCGGGTTTGTTTTTTCGGTATAGAGCGTGTTCTTGGGAATGGCTTAGTCTGCCCATGATTTGGCGAGCGCCGGAGCAAAACGATTGCGCGATGTGACTATCGGCCGTGACGGCGGCTCGCCATCATCAAGGCGCATTTCATCAAAGCGATTTTTTAGGTAAATCGTCTCGCCGGTTTTGATGTTGCGGCCCTTGGCTGGAATCAACTCCACCACGCCAGGCGCGTTTTCTGGATTGTAGTAATCCTCGCGATGCAGAAACAAAATCACGTCGGCCTTTTGCTCGATCTCGCCGGACTCGCGAAGATCCGCCATCGTCGGGCGCTTCTCGGTGCGATTGGCAGAACTGCGATTGAGCTGCGCGGCGAGCACGACCGGACAGTTGAATTCCTTTGCCAGCGTCTTGCAGCCCTGTACCGCCCTGCCGTACTCGTGACGCGCTTCGGCCTTCGGGTCGATGCCCATGTCGTGTAGGTGGTCGATAACGATCATTTCAAGCGGTTTGCGCTGGTGCTCGCGACGAGCACGCGCCTGTAACTGTTCGATCTTGACGGCAGGCGTATCGTCAATCAGTACGGGGGATTCGAGCAGTTGAGCAATAATCGACGTGTTGCGCTGCCAGTAAACTTCGCTGCTGTCCCCGAATTGATCCGCGTCACAATCGATTGGATGCTCTACCCAATCAAACGGAATGCGCCCATGCGCCGCTACAGCACGCGTGGCGTACTCTTGCGCCGTCATCTCGGCTGAGAAGATCGCCACACGCTTACCGCGCAGTGCAGTGAAGTACGCAAGATTCCCGCACCAAACCGACTTGCCCATGCTCGGGCGGGCACCAAGCACGTACAGAGCACCATCACGCAAACCGCGTGTGATGCGGTTCAGATCAGCCCACGGCGTAGGCAGGCCAAGCAGCCCAGGCCCTTGCGCATATCGCTCTGCCTGCGCTGTAGCGAGCGCCTTGAGAGACGCCTTGGCCGACACCAGCCCGGCACGCGGCGTTGCCGTAAGGCCGGTGAGCGCCTGCGATGCGGTCGCCACAATGTCAGTCGATGACTTCGCGTTGAACGCGGCGTTTGTCAGATTGCTGCCAACGTCAACCAGCGACCGCAGCACCGATTTCTCGCGGACGATTTCCGCATACGCCACAATGTTTGCCGCGCTTGGCGTGGTGTTCGCGAGCTGCACAACGTAACTCGCGCCACCAACCATATCGGAGAGTTTGTTTTCCTCGAACCACTCCCCCATCGTTACCGCATCGCACTCGCAACCGCGCCGGCTCAACTCGCCTATCGCGCGGAAAATGATGCGATGCTCCTGCGCGTAGAAATCTCCCTCAGTGAGCCAATCGGCAATCTTTGCCAGCGCGCCCTGGTCGATCAGCAGACCACCGAGTACGGCCTGCTCTGCGTCGCGCGAGTGCGGTGGAATGCGCAGTTCGTTCATGCCGAAACCTCTGCAAACAGTGGCGCGTCGCCGCAGATACGCTTGCGCGCGATAGCGGCGTATTCCGGATTTAGTTCGATCAGGATTGCGTCGCGCTGCAGGCGATCGGCGACCAGCCCGGTTGTGCCGGCGCCGCCGAAGGGGTCGAGAACGATCCCGCCGCGCGGACAGCCGGCGACAATGCAAATTTCCGCGAGCGCTTCCGGCATGACGGCGAAGTGCGCTTCGCGACATTGGGCCGGCGATATCCACCATACCGAGCGCAGGTTCGCGCCCATCTGCTGTTGCTGCGATTTCTCCATCGCATCCCAACGGTCGTTGAATCCGGCGTGCTTGCGCGTGTGCCCACGCTGCTTGTCTGTTCTCCGTACCGCCTTCATCGTGCCATTCGTCTTGGCGCCACCGTTGGCCCTCGTGCTGCCTTCCTGGGCCTCGACGTTCTGCGCCAGTCGAGTTTCAGATGCTGGCGCTGCCGGCGTCCGCGCGGCGTCACAGTCGTACCAGTAGTCGTTGCGCTTCGAGAATTGCAGGACGTACTCGTGCGATGCGGTCGAACGGTCGCGCACCGATTCCGGCATACAATTTGGCTTCGCCCACACATTGCATTGACGCCAGAACCAGCCGTCGGCGCGCATGGCGAACGCCAGCATGAACGGCAGGCCCACAAGGTCTTTATCCTTGTAGCCGGCTGGCGGTGAGCGCCACCCCTTGCTGTTCTTCGCGTGCGACCGCGCATCGGCGCGCTGCTCCATGAACGAGCCGCCGCCACCATTTCCACCTGAGGCCCACTTGTCGCCGATATTGATCCAGCAGGTGCCGTCGTCGCGCAGAACACGACGAACCTCGCGGAACACCTCGACAAGCTCATGCGTGAACTCCTCCGGGGTCTGCTCGAGGCCGATCTGCTCGGCCATGCCGTAGTCACGCTGGCGCCAATACGGCGGCGAGGTCACACAACAATTGACCGAACAATCCGGCAGCGTGCGCAGCGCTGCGCGGCAGTCCCCGGCGATGATGCGTACGCTCATGCCGCCACCTTCATCGCTGAAATTGCGCTGTCCATGATCCCGGCGAACCGATCCTCGCGAATCAGCACGTCCAGGTTTTGTTTCCACTTCGGGTTTTTTGGGTTCGGCTGTTCCCCTCGCAGCCACGGGTCGGTGGCGCATTCGGCGAAGTACGCGCGCCAGAAAGTGGCCCGTTCATACGCCCACCCCTGCTGCTGGCAGACGTTCGCCGCGAGCTTGTCAATCTCGGCAATGCGCTTGCGGCGCTTCGGGTTCAGAACTTCGATGCGCTGGCAACGCGGGAGTGCGTCGTGGTACTCGGCGATGATTGCCGCCGCTGCCGGTTCCCCCGATAGGGGGTTAGGGGGAGCTTTTAAAGAAGAAGAAGAAGATGAAGAAGAAGGGGTTGGATTTTGCTTTGGCTTCTCCTTAAGGTGAACATAAAGGAGATTCTTTAGCTCATCATCATTTAGACCAAACCATTCGCCAGTCTTACGGTGTGCGAACATGGCGTGCAGTTGCGATTCTCGCGCTCCCATATTCTCAACATAATGCGTGGCTAGTATGGATATGTTGTCTCCCTTGAACTGCTGTTTGATCTTGTAGAGTCGCTTGTTTGGATCGACGCTTATGCCTATTTTCACCGCGCCATCACTTGCTCTGCGCATGGCATAGACAAATCCTGGAGCGTTGTATTCGCCAATCAGTTTAGGATTGCCCCCCTCCTTTCCTCCTGCGGCGCGGATCAGACGAAGTTCTTCGTCGCGCACCATGCGACGCGAATATATGCATCCGGTTTCGTCGGTCTCCAGAACACCTGCATCGGATAGCTCTTTGATCCACTCCGTAACCTCTGCTTCGTTCGCCCCGGTCATTCGCCCCAACTGAATGTTGTTTATCACCTTTGAGTTCACCTTTAGGTGACCATAAGGTGAACCGTCATGCATGATGCATAGCATGTCGATCCATAAGCCCCGCGCAGGAACAGAGCATGATCTGAGAGCCGCATCGCGCAGCCAATCACCTGGGTAGAATTGAAAAGAAGGACGCTTCACGGATGCTCATATCCAAACAAATCCGGCTTGGTCGGATCTGCTTCGAGCACCGCGGCCGCATCCGCTAATTCCTGCGGCGTGGCTATGTGTTCGCATTGCTTGATTGCCGCGTCGATTCTGGCGAGCTGCAGGGCCATGTAGGCGTCCTGCTCGGCGTTCCACTGGTGGTATTTACGAAAGCTCATCAGAACCTCACAATAGTCCGTTCTGTATTTCCAGCAGTTCGGCGTCACTGCCGAACGCAGCATGAAAAGGCTTAGACCCTTCGGCCAGTGAAGGCCCGAGCAATCGGCGGCAGGTTGCATGGTCTAGCCAATCGCCAAACGGCATCGCACGATGGTGCCAAGGGCATAGCGCGATGGTCGCGTCATGCCCTATCCGGCGACCGCCTTTCAGTAAGTGGTGAGCATCGGCCAATACGCCCAAGATGCCGCGCTGGCGGCAGGCAATGCAGCCGATAGTTTTGATGCTGGCAAGCCGTTTCGCCTGTGCCGCGGTCGGCTTGCGCGTTGAGTGATTCATGCGGCCCGCTCCATCTCGCGCACGATTCGGTTGATTCGATCAGTGCGCGTATTGCGCGCAGCTACGTCCCGCATCGCCTCTTGCAGGTCGATGAACTGGCGCACTATCCAGGTGCCAGTCAGATAGGAAAACGGCGTCACTAGACGCAACGGAAGCGGCTTGGTCCCGTTGATGATTTCCGACAGGTAGCTAGGCGATTTTCCGAGGTCGCGCGCAATTTGCGCCTGCGACAGGTGGCGTGGATTGGTGATGATCGCCACCCGCATCGCATCGCCTACGTTCTGACAAAGCGCCAGCACGTTCTGCGGTGCCTGCTTGGGTGCAGGCAGCCTGCCAATCAAACCCAGTTCCCCGTTCGCTTTCATTCGCAATCGTTCGCCAACGTTCGCAATCGTTAACTTTCGTTCGCAACTGGCCTAGAGCAAAAATGTTTCCACTACGTACGGTGCCGCACAGACGCCAATGCACAACCCGAATACAGTCACAATGCACAGCCATAGCCAGCGGCCTATTGGACAGGTCATTGCTGAGGATTTGCGCATTCTGCCGCGCATGCCCGCAACGTATGCGGCGTCGCCGGTTCTGTGCTGTCTGTGGCTCATGTCACGCGGCCTGCTGCGATGAATCAGGAAGCGGAAACAGCGTCGGGAAGCGTGCGCGAAGTTCCCATTGCCTCTGGTCCGGGATCGGCTTGTCTTCTTCCCACTGTCCAACTGCCCAACGGCCAATATCGAAAATACGCGCCAGATCGGCGTCCGTGTCGCACCGAAGCGCGAACTTCACTTGTCGTTTCGTCATTTTCACTGGAGCAGTCTAGACCTCTAGACTTACCTTTGTCAAGCACTCTAGATGCACTCAGGTCTAGCATTCTAGACATGACGACGATGATGGAACGGCTACGGCAGGCCCTAAACGTTCGTGGTTTGACGCCTGTAGACCTGATTGCGAAGACTGGCCTGAGTAAGGGGACTGTCTACTTTTTGCTGGACGGGACTACTGGCCAAGAGAAGGTTCGCGCCGAAACGGTTTCGCGCATCTGCAAAGCGCTGCGCATCAGCAAAGATTGGCTTCTGCATGGACGCGGCGATATGGACGATAGGCCGCGCGACGATGAGGACTGGAGAGACGTGCTCGGATACTCGCAGGCAGTCGGCCTAGGAACAGGCGCAGAGGCGGACGAGTACGCCGAAACGCATAAGTTGAAGTTCCGCGCGGTCAGTTTCAAACGAAAGGGGCTGCACGCCGAAAAGGTAG